ACATTGGCTTCAGGCAGCAAAGCACCATTGTCGGCTCCATCCGCACCAACAGCGCCTCGGTGTCCTACAACACCACCTCCGACTACCGCCTGAAAGAAAACGTGACCCCGATAGCGGGCGCACTGGCGAAAGTGGCCGCCCTCAAACCCGTGACCTACACGTGGAAAGTGGACGGCGAATACGGCGAAGGTTTTATCGCCCACGAACTGCAAGAGATTTGCCCCTTGGCAGTCACGGGCGAAAAAGACGCAGTGAGTGAGGATGGCAAACCCGTGCATCAAGGCATCGACCCGAGCAAGATCATCGCGCTGCTAACCGCCGCCATCCAAGAACAACAAGCTACGATCACTGCATTGACCACCCGTATTGCAGCCTTGGAGGCTAAATAATGAACGCACAAATCATCGCAGCATTGGCTCGCCATATTCTTACGGCGGTTTCAGGTGGGTTGTTTATCAAGTACGGTGTGGATGGCGGCGCGGCTGAGGCTATCATCGGCGGCGCGTCGGCGCTGGCCGGTGTAGGCTGGTCGATTTACGACAAGAAGAAGGGTGAGTAATATGGCTGTGACTTATACATGGGTGTTTAACCCGCTGGATGTGAAGCTGTCTGAGGATGGCTTGACCAATGTGGTGTATAACGTGAATTGGCGCTTGATCGGCACTGACGGCACGTACTTGGCCAATGTGTATGGCTCTGTTGGTGTGCCCGCTCCGTCGCCCGCAGCCTTCACACCTTACGATCAGCTTACTGAATCGATGGTGCAAGGCTGGGTGGTAGATGCCTTGGGAACCGAACAAGTGGCCCAATATGAGACAAGTATCGCCGCTCGAATTGCTTTGCAGCAAAACCCGGTTGATGCGTCCCTTTCACCTCCTTGGAGTAACACATGATTAAGCTCGAACTGTCTATTGAAGAAACTCAACTCGTTCTGGTGGGCCTGTCCAAGTTGCCCTATGAAGCTGTTGCTGCTGTAATCGAAAAGATTAAAGAGCAAGCCCAGCCTCAAGTGCAACCTGCGGAAGAACCCGCAGCAGAGTAAGCAGTACAATGGCGGTGAGCGGTCCGGCCTGCTCACCGTCGTGCAGTCAGCCGTGCCAGTGGGACTAAACTTCTACGATCACGGACTGACAAGTGAAAGAAAACTTCGACAAGGCGTTTGCCAAGCTCATCCGGCATGAAGGGTCTTATGTAGACCATCCGGCAGACCCAGGCGGTGCCACAAATTTAGGTGTCACTCAGCGCGTCTGGGAAGAGTGGGTCGGCCATACTGTCGACGAGAAGACCATGCGCGGGCTCACCCCGGAGATGGTCAAGCCGCTCTATAAGCGCAAATACTGGGATAAAGTCTGCGGCGATGATCTGCCTGCCGGCGTGGATTACTGCGTGTTTGATGCCGCAGTGAATAGCGGCCCCGGTCGTGCGATCAAATGGCTTCAGCAATCGCTGGGCACAACCCAGGACGGTGCCCTTGGCCCCAAAACACTCGCCGCGGCTAAAGCCGCCGACCCACAACTTCTCGTCGTTGGCTATAACGCCGTTCGCCTCGCCTTCTTGCAAGACCTTCCCACATGGAACACCTTCGGCAAAGGCTGGGGACGACGCGTGGCTGAGGTCAAACAAGACGCTGCGACCATGACTGCATAAGGAGGCATTGTGCCGCTAAAGAAATTGGTTTTGAAGCCGGGGTTAAACAAAGAAAACACGCGATACACCACTGAAGGCGGTTGGTATGACGGTGATAAAGTACGGTTTCGTTCCGGCTCACCCGAAAAAATAGGCGGGTGGGAGCGTATCTCATCGAGTACGTTTTTGGGTGTATGTCGTAGTTTGTGGAACTGGATTACGCTGGCCAGCCTGAATCTGATGGGTGTGGGCACTAACCTCAAGTTCTACATCGAGTCTGGAGGTAACTACAACGACATCACGCCTCTGCGGCTAACGGCTACGCTGACCAACCCCTTCACGGCTACGCTCAGTTCTTCCGTTATTACGGTGGCGCATACGGCGCACGGAAGCGCTACGGGCGACTTTGTGACCTTCAGCGGGGCTACCGGGCTGGGCGGCAATATCACTGCGGCGGTATTGAACAAAGAATACCAAGTCACGGTAGTGAGCGTGAATAGCTACACGATTACGGTGGCGGCCACAGCAATCGCAGCAGACGTAACTGGCTCACCGGGTGGCGGAGCTGCGGTCTCAGCGGCATATCAGATTGATTCAGGGCCAGCGTTCTCCGTGCCGTTGGTGGGCTGGGGCGCTGGCTCCTGGAGCAGTGGGTCATGGGGCCTTACTTCTGCAACGGATAGCATGCGCCTGTGGAGCCAGAATAACTTTGGCGAAGACTTGATCTTTAATCCACGCGGCGGCGGTATCTATTATTGGGATGCGTCGAGCGGATTGACCGCTCGGGGTGTGGCTTTGTCGTCTTTGTCTGGCGCCTCCAGTGTGCCAACCCTTGCCAACTTTATATTTGTATCCGACATCAGCCGGTTTGTATTTGCTTTCGGCACGACTGATTATCTGTCATCGGCGTTTGATCCCCTGCTGGTGCGCTGGTCAGACCAAGAAAGCGCTGTGAATTGGACGCCTTCGGTCACTAACCAAGCGGGCAGTGTGCGGCTGTCTCACGGTTCGGAGATTATCTCCTGCCTGCAAGCCCGACAAGAAGTTATCGTATGGACGGATTCGGCTCTATACGCACTGCAATATCTTGGCGCTCCGGATGTGTGGGGATCGCAGCTTATGGGCGACAACATTTCCATTGCAGGGCCAAACGCTATGGCACTTGCTAGTGGGGTGGTGTACTGGATGGGGATCGACAAGTTCTATAAATACAGCGGGCGAGTTGAGACTTTACGCTGCGACCTTCGCCAGTATATCTTTGATGACTTCAACTCCCTGCAACGCGCACAGGTATTGGCCGGCACTAACGAAGGCTTTAACGAAGTCTGGTGGTTTTATTGCAGCGATAGTTCCACGACCAATGACCGGTACGTTGTGTACAACTACAGCGAAGATATTTGGTACTACGGCACGATAGCACGCACCGCATGGATCGATAGCGGGCTGAGATCAAACCCTGTAGGAGCCACGTATCTGGGCAACCTCGTCAATCATGAAGTAGGCGTAGACGACAACTCAACAGGCACGTTGGTAGCGATTGAGTCCTACATCACCTCTGCGGAATTTGACATCGACGACGGCCATAATTTTTCGTTTATCTACCGAATGTTGCCGGATGTGACCTTCCGAGGCTCTACAGCGGCCAGCCCCAACGCGACCATGTATTTGCTGCCGATGACCAACTCTGGTTCTGGGTATAACAATCCTGCCTCGGTGGGCGGCAGCAACTCGGCAGTAGTTACGCGAATCGCTACGGTGCCGATTGAAGAGTTCACCGGGCAGGTGTATACCCGCGTTCGAGGCCGTCAGATGTCGATCAAGATGGAAAGCACCGGGCTAGGCGTGCAATGGCAGCTTGGCTCCCCACGAATCGATATCAGACCTGATGGCCGCCGTTGATATGTATACCGATACTAGCGCGTATGGTAAATTACCGGCTCCTATGTTTTGGAGCACTGTCATGCCTCGTTTTATTGATCGGACTGGACAACGTTTTGGGAAGTTGGTCGCGCTTGAGCGCATCGGAACGGACGCTTTAAAAAAAGTTCTTTGGCGCTGCCGATGTGATTGCGGGAACGAAGTTAGTGTTGTGGCCGGGTCATTAGTTACCGGAAATACGACTTCTTGCGGCTGCCTTATTCCCAACTTCAAACATGGCGGTTGGAACAAATCGTCGTACAACACATGGCGCGCCATGATGCGAAGATGCTACAACGCTAGAGACAAAGACTTTAAACGCTATGGATCTGTTGGGGTGACTGTTTGTTCAGAATGGCATGACTACAGCAACTTTGCCGCTGATATGGGTGAACCAGTGGGCACTCAGACCCTTTATCGAATTGCCGCAAATGGCGACTACACCAAAGACAACTGCCGTTGGGCTACTCCGACAATCCAAGCCAGAAATATTCGAGTCCGCAAAACGAGTAAATCTGGGTATACCGGAGTGCATTTGCGCAAGGGTAGGTGGTATGCCGAAATAACACACCAAAAGAAAAAGCACTATTCTCGGGTTTGTAACACTTTAGAAGAAGCCGTTGCCGCCCGCAAAGAACTTGAACGCATACGCTGGGGGGTAGCGTAATGGCACTCGTTGAAGCTCGCCTGCCCGCTGTGCCCAGCCTGCCTCTAGGCCCGGTGCAGTACGACAGGCAATACGTTGACCAGCTTAATAACGTGCTGCGTCTGTACTTTAACCAACTTAACAATGTAGTGGGGAAGCTCGTGGCAAACCAAGGCCCATACGAAGTTTATTTTAGCGATAACGGCGTTGATGCGTTTGGTCGGCTGCGGGTGAGCAACCCCTTCACACTGTTTGATAGCCAAAACAGATACGCTATAGACAATCAGTTCGACACGTCGACAGCCACTGGCGGCACAGCAACCTATCTGAGCAATGAAAGCTCGGTGTCGTTGAATACAACCACCAGCTCCGGCAGTGAAGTAATCCGCCAGACCTACCGCGTGTTTCCGTATCAACCCGGCAAAGGGCTGACGGTACTTGCCACCTTTGTCATGGCGGCGCCGCAGACAAACTTGCGCCAGCGGGCAGGCTACTTCAATACAGCGAACGGCGCGTTCCTCCAGCAGAACGGCACTACAGTCTCGTTTGTCCTTCGGTCAAACTCTTTGCCGACGCCAGGCACGCCAAGCGACGTTCGCACAGTCAATCAAGCTGACTGGAACGTGGATAAAATGGACGGGACCGGCCCAAGCGGGCGCGTGCTAGACCTGACCAAGAACCAGATTCTGTACATGGACTTTGAGTGGCTGGGTACAGGGGATGTTCGCTGCGGATTCTATGTGGATGGGCGGCCTCAGATATGCCACATCTTCCACAACGACAACGAGCAGACTGCTGTGTATATGCAGACAGCCATCCTGCCGGTGCGGTATGAGATCACCAATACGGGAGCGACCGGCTCTGCGTCATCGATGAAACAGGTCTGCTCCTCGGTTATCAGTGAGGGCGGCTACGAGGCAACATCAATTGACCACGTGGCGCGACGCACCACAGTATTGGCCTCGATTGGTACGACATTCCTGCCGCTGGTCTCCATCCGGCTTGCGTCCACGGCGCTCGGCGCAGTCGTATTGCCGAACCGAGTACAGGTGTTGCCGACGACCAGCCAGAACTACGAAGTTGCGTTGTTTAAAAACGCGACGCTGACAGGTGCAAGCTATGCCGCAGTCAGTTCGGATGCCAACGTGGAGGCTGACGTAAGTGCCACGGCCATGACAGGAGGCACCATCGTTCAAACGGACTACGTAACGACCAGCGGTAGTGGCGGAGCGGGGATTCTGGTAGCGCCCACCGGGTACAACTTTGACTTGCAGTTGGGCGTGTCGTTGGCGGGCGTCAGTGACATTTATACAGTCGGCATCCGAACAGTATCCGGTGCCACCACGGGCGATGCCGTAGGCTCGCTGTCGTTCTACGACCTGACTCAGTGAGATAGATATGTCGGAATATGATGATGGCAGTGCGGAAAGACAAGCAGCCGCATATCGAGCAATGGGGTACGAGTGGGTAGAGGGCGGAGAAGGTGGAAGTTATACATATACCGGACGATCTCTTCTGCCCCCGGTTGAGCCTCCTACATTACGTGTAACTCCGGGCATGACGGAAGCGCAATTACAAAAACTAACGACACAAACTCCAATTACAAAAACTAGATTTGTTGAAACAGGCGAAGGTGGGTATGAAACTTATGATTACTACGACCCAGCAAGCCAAGCCAAGCAACTGTTGGCGCAGCCCGCACAAGTAAGCACCGACTATATTCGTAATAACTTTCCTTCATTGGCTCAGTTGCCCCAATCGGTGTTGAATCAAATGGGGCAAGACTGGCGTACCGCATACGCGCACATCGAGAAGATGCCGGCGCAAAATCCCAGCGGCTGGTGGGGAGGTGCGGGCGGCAAAGAAGGGTTTGTTCTGGTGCCGGGAAAAAATAGCCAAAGGAGCGAGACTGGTCAACCAGAACTCCAAGTGGGCGGAAATAATGGCATGTTTGCAGAGGCGTTGCCTTACGTCATCTACTCGCCAGAGTACGGGCTGGGCGTGCCGCAAGCGGGGATTCGCCCGTATGACGACGGGTTTAGTTTCTTGGACTTTGTGGGCGCAGCGGCTCCGGGGATTGCGCTCTCAACCATTTTAGGCCCGGCAGGGTTTGGGCTGTCTTTGCCTGCGGCTGGGGCGGTATCGGGGGGCTTTAATGCGCTACTGAATGACGGCAACGTGCTCAAGGGCGCATTGACCGGAGGCGCATTAGGAGGTCTTGGGCAGGTGGCCGCCCCTGCACTGAACTCGGCAGTCGGGGCTACTGGGTTGACTGGTGCAGCAGCAGACGCGGTAAAAGCAGGAGCCTTGGCCGCAGGTAAAGCCGCAATTACGGGTGGCGATCCCTTGCAAGCTGCACTGGTGGCCGCAACGGGGGCCGGGGTAGGTAGCACTGTAGCAAGTGCAGATGCGCTGAAAGACCTTGACCCGACTGTCGCAAAGGCACTGACCGCAGCCGCATCTGGAGCGGCAAGGGCGGCAGTAGGCGGGGGCGATCCGGTAACGGCGGCTCTGACAAGCGCAATTAACGCCGGAACAAAAGCGATAACAGGTGCAGCTCCCGAGGCTACTGCAAGCGCACCCGCATCTACGACATCTACGCAAGATATTCTGTCGCAACTCGGCGCGCAAGAAACAGAGGCGCAACAATTACAACAAATCTTAGCCGATGCTGGCATTGCGCCTGAGCAACGAGGTTTGCTGGCGGGCGATTACAAACAAGAAGACGTTGGCGATGTGTTGGCACGCGGAGCGGAGTCAGCGCTTGGTGCGTTGGTTCCGTCTGCACAAGCCTCTGGACAAGACCGAGTGGTATTGCCGCAACCTACAGAAGCAGGGGGCGCACAACCTTCTGACTACAAATACTTCTTTGACGTAATGAGCAAAGGCGACCCGCAGGCTGCTTATGCGGGTTTATCTGCCGACGAAAAGGCAGCCGTAGATCGTGCGGGACAAGAGTTTCAGGCAAGTTCGGAAATCCGGAAAGGGGACTTGTTATCGGCATACAAATCCGGCGAACTCACGCCTACAGAGACTCCCACAGAATCGTGGATTGATCGCGGCATGCTGGGCGCAGAATCGCCAGCGTCAATGCAAGATATTTTGGGCGTATTGGGGCAGCAGCAAACGCAACAGGAGGCCATGCAGAAAGCCTTATCTGATTATGCAAAGCCGGAAATCCCTACGGGTACACCGGCAAATGCCGATGCTGCAATCGCCGCTTTAGAGCGGGCAACGGGACAAAAGATTGCCGCAGGCGATGCGGACATCTTGGCGCGACTAGCGGAACAAACTGCGGCTCAAGAACAAGCAGAAGCTGCATTGCGCGGGGAGATTAGTGGCGTTGGCACGACCTTTGACAAGCGGCTAGCCGACATCTTGGCGCAGCAGGAGCAAGAGCAAGCGGCAATGCAAGCGGCGTTGGGTGGCTACG